TCCTCTCGCGTAAAGTCTTAACTTATGAAACTCCATTTGATTTGTGTTAAATCGATTAGCACCAGAGTCTCTACCGAACCACTCAGCCTCAATAGCTTGAGCTACTTCTAAGCCATATTCATAGCTAGCTTTTTCTGCGTCGCTAGCTATTTGACTAGGAAAATAACCTTTTTGTATTTGTACAGCCATATTTATTTTATTATTTTAGATGTGCTACCATGATTATTATATTTCATGATATTTAAATTTACTTTTTCTTTTTTTATTTTTGCGTTAGGAGCATATAAATGCCTATTACAAGCCATAACAGCTAAACCAGAACTTATTGCAGCATCAAACTTAGTTCTTTTATTTATATCAAATCTAGCCCAGTCATTTAATGTTATGTTAAAATACATATCACCATAAGTACCATCTTGTTTTAAACCAACATGATTTTGTATATACATTTCAATCGCTGCTGCGTGAGCTTGTTTTATATCTTCACTAGAGTTTGGTATTCCACCAACTTCTTTTTCTGCGGTAGATAATTTGTTCCATACTTTATCAGGTCTATTCATAGAGTAACCTCTGTAACCTCTTCTTCTTAAATAGTATAGTAAACGAGGTTTGTTATTTTCTGCTAATAATGGCATACCGTAAAATACTAATGCCATCAAAACGTCTTCAAAAAATATTTCCGCTGTTTGCGGTCTAGCTAGATATTCTAAAAAAAATGTGTTAGCAGGTGAATCTTCCATACTAAACTTAGTTAAACCATGCAAAGCGCCTTTTGACCCTTTACCGTCTACAGTTCCTGATATATCATAACTATCACAACCAAAAGCACCCATATGTTCATTGCCAGGGTATTTAATGCCATTTTTAATACTAACATTATTTTGCAAATGTGGCTGTGGCGTCCATGTTATTTTAAATCTACCTTTTGGATCTGGATAAAATATAACACTAGAATCTTTTACACCATTAACCCATTGAAAGTTACCTGTTGACATATGAGAATTTTTTGTATCCTCATTAAAATCTATTTGCTCGTATATTTTAATTAAGTTAAATATACTGTTTTGTGTTTCGTCTCTAAAAGCGTGTTCTTCTGTTTTAGGAAACTGACGATAAAACTCATTTAAAGCATCTTGGTCATTTTTTAAACCTTCAGCTTCATTATCCCAATGCTCAATCACACCTATGTCAATTGAATCACCGTGATAATTAAACACTTCTTGCTCAGGTGTATCAAAGACTGGTATGCCGTACTTGTCCATGAACCCTTCATAGTTCCACTCCATTGGTATGAACAAACTATATAAGCCAGATTTAGTTTGACCGTTTTTATTTCTTTTTGTTACATTAGAGTCTCTAAATAATTTTTTAAAATTATCACCACCTTTATCTAATGCATTTGACGTTGAACCCATCATACACTTGCCAATTACCCTACTACCTAATCGTAAACATGTTTTTGTTACTCTCCAGTTATTAAGTATGTTATCAGGTCTTTCCCACTTACCACTTTCATCGTGTACTAACAGATTAAGTTTTTCACCATCATAACTGTTATCTCCTGTATTTTTCCAGTCAATAGTAGTATCTAAACCTACTATTTCTTCAAGCTGTTCATTTGTTTGTAGCTTTTTTCTAGTAAACTTCTGAGCTGGCACCCTATATGCGAGTTCACTTTTTGGTCTGTCCATACCATCTTGTATTGGTTTAAAGAAGAACGGATAGTTGACCGATATTGGTACCACTTTATCAGTAAACATCTTCTTAGCATCTGCACCAGATTTTGATAAAATACCAAATCTTGCATCACTCGAGATAGTAGCAGCGTTAACTGCCTCCGCGCTTGCCATAAACGAGAAGCCAGATCGTCTATTTTTAAGGTAACATATTCCATAACACCTTGTATCTGCTTTACAAGCTTCCCAGAATATGTAGAATAATCTATTAGATTCTCTAAATTCAGGAGCACCCACATCAATTTTTGACCACTGAAGATACATATAGTGAGTACCGGTAATGTAAGTAGGCTTACCATTATTATTAAACCAAAAACCGTTTTCTCTACGATTAAATTCCTCATCTATATAATCAAACCATTTATCTTTTTGTTCGTTAGGATAATCCCTCCAGTCAAAAATGGTTTTTACGTTTTTTAATGCTTTTGGATATTCAAATTGTTCCCAATGTTGTTCTTGTTTCTTTTTTGATCTACTATAAATATTAGTAGCAGGTGGCAATGCTATTTTAAAATTTTGTATTTCGTATATATCACCAATTACACCTGTTTTACTTATAACTACAATATCGTGTTCTTTATTGTAGCCATACTTCCATTTCTTGCCTTTGTTAAGTCTTTTAAGTGTGTTAATTCTTATAGGCTCAACAATTTTATATAAAGTTTGTTTGTACATTATTTAGACCTTCTTTCAGCAAAACCTTTAAATGTTTTTTCCCTTTTTTCTAAAGGTTTATTTTCTAGTATTGCTTCTTCTTCTTGAATTCTAGTTAGTATTTCAAAAGCATCGAATATAGCTAATTTCTTTGTAGCTGCTGCATTTTTTAATCTGTCTGCAGAAACATCATCTTCTGAATCAACAATTTTTTCTTTTGCTACTTTTATTAATTCATCAACTGCCTTGTAACCAGCTTGGATTATATTCTTCTTCTTTTCCTTTATATTCATATTTAATTGAAATCTCTTGCGTAAAAACCCTATATAGCTTTTCACCATCAATAATAAATTCATATTCACTATCTGGTGTAAAGCCAACTAAATCACCTTCTTCTATCATCCTTAAGCTTTTATCTAAATATTTCATAACACCCATTAAAGGCTGTTCTGTATTAGTATCAAACTTATTATAAGACTTAATTGGTTTTACAAAACAAAAGCCCTTTAAAGCGTTCCACTTATTGTTTCTTTTGTATGCAAAAACCTGATCTTCTCTGATAGCGTAAGTTTTTTCGTTTATATAGCTTTTACTATTTTTTTCTACACCTTGCATATTATGCCACCTTCTAAATACATTATGATGTACTATTACAGTATCACCAGGTTGTACTTCTGTTTTTACAAGTGTTGGTATAGAAATTACCTTCGCTTCTCTATTAACATGCTGGTGATGAAAGATCTCCGTATTTAATATGAGTTCTTTATCACCAACTTGTTTTTTGTTATTATATCTTGATCCTATTGGTTCAATTATAAAGTCATAAAGACTATGCATCAATATTCAAGATTATATTCTACCGACACCGCCATATTTTTATTAAAATCTTTCCAAGGTAAAACATCCTTGTTTTTTCTAATATAAATACTGTACTTAGTGTCTTTTTCTATTATATCACAAATAGTATGCCCGCCGTAGACCTCTTGTCCAACAGCGTAGTGCATAGCTTCATTTTTATAGTCCTTACCAATACTTATCTTACGTATTAGTTTGCTCATCTTCTTCTGGTATTTCTTGTATTGTACCATCGGTAATGTTGATACTCACTTTACCATACTTTTCTTCAAGAACTTTTTGTATGTCTTGAACATCTTTCTGCATTGCATTAATTGCATGCACTAACGTATGCTTCTGTGATTCAATACCACCAAGCCTCAATTGAGCGTTGTTAATTTGATTTACTTGATCTTGAAGTTGCTTTAACTCCTCATCAGTGATTTTTTCGACTTTTATGTCTTCTACTTTTTTATTCATAATTAATTAAATTTTAGTTAAAATTATACTTTATTACTATTACACAAATAATAGTATTCTTAATATGCTATTGTCATAGTCTATTAAGCGTCTGCCATGCCTTTATAAGTATCCACAGTTTTAGCCGCAACGTAAGCCTGTTTCACAGGATTTTTTGCGCTATCTTTAAGATCAATATCAAACGACCCACTGACTGAACAGATTTGGCTATTTGGATTTGCATCTCTAGCTGCTTTATCTTTATAAACATTTGCGTGCCAATTTCCAACTGTATTTTGTACCCACCTGTCAGCTCTCACTTCAGCGGTTTTAACTGTACCATCAGAATTGAACACAGCTGCAGTTTTTACGTAATTCTCAGAATTGCTATTGCAGTTCCAATTTACGCTTGATATTTTTACATACGCATCCGCTACTTCGATGCCTTTGTAATCATATTTTCCTTTTAATGCCATGTTTTTAAATTTAAAATGTTAAACAAATTAGCTGTCACCAGCTAAATATCTTATTACACTATTTTAGTGTATTTTACTTCACGTCTTCTTCTGTTAGTGGTAAAAATAATTTTCCACCGCTATTTAAGTGTGAAGAGTATCTATTTTTTAAAGAGGTTTTTATTTCTTCTGTAACATCTGCTTCATTCCACCATATGTCTATAAGAATTAGATCATATTTTTTTGATGGTGTGTAAGAAAGCGCATCAGCCTCTATTATATTTATTGAATCATCTAAATACTTTTCATTACTAACCCAATCTATTAATTCTTTATTATTTTCTATAACATCAATAACTGATTTAGATTTGTTAGCTAAGTGATTTGGTATTAATCCTAATCCTAAACCACCAATTAATATTTTATCATAAGAAAATCCATCAAATATGTTTTTTATTTTATCTCTATTACACCCATCACACTCACCTAAATATACATTAGAATATATACTCTCGTTTCTTAACCAATCTCCACTTTTAAAACGAAGGTGCGTAACACCATCTTCTTTTGTGATATTGAAACTTGATCCCGTATGTTTTTTTATTTTATTTTCTTCTATTTTCATAATCTTAACATGATGCGTATTCTGAAACAACCCCACTACCGTCTACATAAAATCTATGTGTTGATTGCGTGCTATTAGCATTAACATGCCAACCATATTTACCAGATGCCAATACAGACGTTCTTGCTGAATCAGTATAAACAGTTGAGCCATTAGTTATAGCGTTAATTGTATATATAGCTGTTGTTGTATTAGCAGCACATAGCACGTTATATTTAAAACCAACGTCTGTTCTATACGATGTTGTACTAGCTGCATAATCATGATCATAGCTATAGAATTCACTCATAGCATGTGGCGTTGTACCATTAGGATGTGAAGGACTACTTGTATTGGTAGCTTCCATTACTACTTGTGGACCCTGATTATTTCCACTAGTAGCGCATGATTCTA